CACCGTCATGTCCTCATCCCAGCCAGACGGATCAGCCTCTTTGATCTCGCCGTCGAGCTTGACCATGATCGGCTCACCCTCCGCCTTCATAAGCCGGAGCTTCTTGGCGAACAGGCGGGCCAGCGCCTCCGCGAAGTTGCGGGCGATGAATTCCTCGATCTGCTGGCCCTGCGCCTGCATCAACGCGGTGCCTGTAGCCGTCTTGTTCAGCGCGTCGGCATCCAGTCCCTGGTTGAGGCGCGTGATGCCCGTACGGCTCTCCCGCTCGCCTGTGATGAATTCCAGCATGCCGAGGCCCTTCGACACGTCGAAGCCGTCAGCGAGGGGAGTGATCACGCCTTGCCCCTTGGTGCGGACCAGCACGCCGGGGCCGGGGGTCAGCCAATCGTCGATCGTGTTGTCGCCGATGCTGTTCTCGTCGATCTGGCCGCGGGGGCGGTTCGACAGGTACAGCCCGTCGAGTTGCTGACGCAGGATCACCGAGCGCGTCCGCTGGATGTCCATCACCTTGTCGGCGAGGCTGTTGCCGACCAGCCGGTGAGCGCGCGGGAAGGGGCAGAACACCACGAACGGCTGCTCGTCTACCTCTTCGATGTCGAGAATGACATTGGAGACGCGGAACACCTTCAACAGCTCGGCAACACCGTCGCCGTCTCGATCCACGCGGATATATTCCTCGAACAGTAGCACCTCACGCAGTGCGCCGTCACGCTGCGGGTCGATCTCCGGCTGGTCGCGCCACCGGCTGTACGAACGCGTATCGCTCCAGAACGAGGTGCCGTTGTCCGCTGGCAAGTCCGCTACCGTCTCGCGGTCGAACCCCATCTCGACGAGGTCGGACAGCGTCTTGTGACTGCGCTGGGCGACATAGCCGCAATCGTCCTCATGGCGGGCGCGGGCGGAGAACAGGAACTCCTCGCTTGGTACGGTGATGTCGCGGTACCGCTTGCGTTCTTCCTCGCGCTCGACGCGCGCCTGGAACGTTCCTTCAGGTCCATGCGCCCACTCCATGAGTCGGGCGCCGGGGATCATGCCCTCGTCGAGAGCCGCAAGTTGATCCGGATCAACTTGCACCCAACTCCGCTTCTTCACGGTCGCGCGCTCGACGTACGTTTTCGTGACGCCGATCTTCTCCAGCAAGCCGGATTGCAGCCAGCCGAGAATGATCTTGTAGCCGTCCTGATCACGCATGAACGTCTGCGTGACGGCCTCCGTCGCTTCCTGCGCTGCGTCTTCCTGCCCCGGCCGCTTGGCTTCGAACTCCACCACGCGGTCACCGCTCACACAGGTGCGAGCCACGCTGATCGTCATGTAATCGACCACTTCGGCCACGTCGGGGGTGACGATCTGCGACCGGCCTTCTTCCTCGTCGCCGAACGGTTCAGCCTCGTAGAAGTCGAGCGCGGCAGCTTGCTCATCGGCAATGACGCTGTCGCGGTAGCTGACAGCTGCCTCTTCCTCGCGCTGGAGGGCTGCGACCAGTTCGTCGTCGGACATGCCGGATACGTCGTTTGCCGGCTCTTCGGCATAGGCATCGACGGGATCGATCGCGCGGGAAGCCATCAGATTACACCTCGTCTGCCGTAGTTGATCTTCTGCGCCTGCTTGGGCGGTTCGTAGGCGACGCACATCAGCCCGAAAGCGTCAGCGCCGTGGCTCGACCAGTCGTGGTTTGGTCCGAGCCCCACACCGCGCTCCTGATCCCGCTTTTCATGGTACCAACCAAGCGCCTTGCGTCCCGAGACTGTCCGGTCGGCGTCAAATCGGATCGACGGGAAAAGCCTGCGAGCCGCCTCAACCCTCTGCATCGCAGCGCCGCGACCCTGATTTTTCACCAAAAGCGTTTCGAAACCCGCTTGCTGGAGCGCGCGCTCATAGGACGCGTCGAACACCTTGTCCGCCTGAACGCCGTCATGGGGCAGCACGCAAAGGGCCTTTTCGTAACCCTTCGAACGCAGCCACTGGACATGCGCAGCAAGCGGCTGACCCTGCGCTTCGTAGTAGTCGAGTACGCGGATCTCGGAGCCGATGAACTGCGCGATCCAGATAGCCGTTGCGTCCGCTGATACACCTGTGCCGCCGATGTCCCAGAACGCGCGGGTCGTCATCAACGGGTCAGCCGAGACGAAGCCTATCCGACCGTCCGCCTTCGCCTTGGTCAATGAGGCCGCGAAGTATGCGCCCTCCACGACCGTGATGAAGTCGCCTTCCCAAATGTGGTCGTAACTGTCTGGCCGCTCGTCCTGATCCTTCAGCCGCACCCGGTTGAGCACTTCAGGGAACCACGGGTTGTCGCGCCAGTTACATTCCGCCACCTTCGTGCGGGCATCGTCTGTCAGCCTGAACCGCTTGTGTGTAGGGCTGTTGTCGCGCTCGGGATTCCACGTCACCCAAAGCTCGCTGTCCTCTTCACGCAGCGTCGGGATCAGCTTCTGCCACGCCTCTTCGGTGACCGGCTCAGCCTCGTCCACCCACCCCAACAGAATACGCGAGCGGGACTTGAGACTGTCGACGTTTCGGTCGAGGCCGGCGAAGCTGTAATTAACCCGCCCGTCTGCCGTGCGGATGAACTTCTCGCCGATCTCGAAATGAGGCAGAAGCCAAGGCGTCTCGCGGATCGCCGCCTTGATCTCTTCCAACGAGCTTTCCGCCAGCGAATTCATAAACTGTCGGCCGCACAAGATGATGCCCTCCCGCTCCGCCTGCGCCCACATGAACGCACGAACCGCCGTCATCTTCGCGAACGTGCGTGTCTTACCCGACCCACGCCCGCCATATGCCCCTCGAACGTCCGCCTCTCCCATGAATACCGGCTGGAGCTTGGCAGGCATTTCGATGCGGGCGGTTGTCATTCCGCTGCGACACCGATCAGTTCGATGCGGCTGACACGATGCGTCATCTCGCCGCTGTGCTGTGTCTCGACCTTGTCACGCCATTCGTCGGGGGCAGCGTTCTTCAAAGCGAATATGCGGCTGGTGATGCGCGGCCCCTCAGTGCCTGAGAGCAAGTCTTGCTCCAGCCGCAGGGTGCGGGCGGTCTGCCCAATCTTTACCGCTTCCGAAAACTCCGGGTGCGCTCCCATCCATTCGTTGATCGTAGACCTCGCCACGAGGATGCTGCCGGCGAATGCGGTGAGGCTCAGCCCGGTGGACATAAGCTCAATCACCTCATCGCAATAGCGCGGGTCATATTTGCTTGGGCGTCCGACAGGGTTGGGCTCCGCGGATGCGGTGGGCCGTTCCATGCGTTGCTCCTGAAACAGAAAAGGCCCGCACAATGGCGGGCCGATTGGAAGCGCTATGAGCGCACTGTGATGCAGTGCCAGAAATGCGGTCTGACATCAAGCTATCGCCTCCAGCCCTTCGACGGCGAGCCGCAATGCGTTGTACTCGCCCTCCGACGCCCGATTACCGCGGAGGTGCGCGTAAACGATCCGGTCGAGCCACGCCGGGCCGCTATCCGGGTTCGGATCAATCACCAACTGGTCGAAACACCGACGCACATCGCGGCCGCGCTTGCCAACGAGGTCGAGCGCGACGTTCAGCGCATCCTCCCTGATCTTCTCCACTGCTGGGTCGAGCGGCGTGAACGGGTTCTGCGGCTGGAACTTGGCGAGGCTGTCCGGCGTACCGAAGCCCAGCACCCGCCAGTACTGCGAGGCGATCTTCCGCCCGGCTATCAGCAGGTCGCGCGCATGCTCCCCCGGTCCGAGCAATCCAGCCACATAGGCGCGGCCGATCGCGTCCACCGTGTCCGTGTCGTTTGCTGCCACCCGGTACAAGTCGCGGCGCCGAACGATGCCGTCGCATGGTGCGATACGGTTCGGCGTCCTGTCACGCTTGCGGCCCGATGCAGAACGGCTTCCCTGTGGCTGCCCTTTGGTCAGCCTCCCCTTTACGCGTCCCATCAGGTGTTCTCCTTCCCATGCTCACGAAGAGCGTTGAGGGCGGCGCGGGCTTCGGGGGCGTAGAAATCCCACGGCAGCAGTGGAAAGTGGTTGTCGTGCCGTGTCGCCGCGATCGCCCGCGCCATGATCTCCACCAGCGCGTCGTCCCCCTCTACCGTGGGGGTGAAGGCTTCTTGGGTGGTCATGCGGGCACCGACGACGAGCCTTCAGCCCATGCAGCTGTCCACTCGTCAGGCCCGGGGATAGCGAGCCGGACACCGCCAGTGCACTCAGCCATCTCATCCGAAACGAAGCCGTGCCGCGTCTGAAAGAAGAACGCTTCGCCAAGCTGCTCGTGTACCTGCTTCAGCACGTACGCCGCAGCCTGCTCAACATCGGCCGCCGTCGGCATCTCACCGACCGGGAAATGATACCCAGCGGTCGCGACCTGATTGCCGTCAGTCAGCGCGAAGTCGACCTGCACTCTGATCGGCGCGAATGTCGCGATCTCACTCATCACTCAATTCCTCCTATGGGGTTGGTCAGGAAGGCTGCCACGCAGCGAACAGCGATCACGCAGCACCGCCGAACGACACGACTTCCGAATCTGGGAAGAACCGCTTCGCTTCGGTGAGCAGCGACATGCCGCCCATCATGATCGCGACCTCGTCGGGGGTGATGAGCACGACGCGCTCGCCGTTGACCGACTGGACGCGTGCCAGGCTGGCCTGCTGGTTGGCGATGACGACCCGCGTGCCGGTGTTACCGTCGAAGCCGACCAGATACGCGTCGTCGGGCAGCATCGGGCTCTCCAAGGCAGCGCAGGCAGCACGCCAGCCGCGGACCATCGCTTCCGACTGCGCCTGCACCTCCGCATCGCTGCCGGTGACCATCGACGTGTTGTAAAGGTCGATCTGCTCGACAAGCATCTGGTGCAGATCGACATTGACGCGCTTCAGCGTCGACATGCGCCAGCGGCTGCGGAATGCCGTCTCGGCCGGCCCGACCATCTTCAGGGCGATGCTGACGATGTCGGCACTCACGACGACATGTCCTGCGACATGCAAGTCGCTTTGCCGCTTTCGACTGAATTAATCCCCTCATGCATGCATGTGCGCGTGCGCATGTGATTACCTCCTAATTTATCTAAAAGCGGCAAAGCGACTTGCACTGACCCAGAAACGGCAGTTTTCTGCGGAAAACATGCAAGTCGCTTTGCGAAAGTCGATGTCGAAACCGCCGTGCAGAAGCGACTTGCAGAAGCCAAAGCGACGTGCAGTTTGCGGCGCTCGACAGCGGCGAGAGCAGTGCAAGTCGCTTTGCTGGCGAGCCGCACGTCGCTTCTCACGGCGCTTCCGAAGGCCATTGCGACTTGCATCAGAACCTCGGCGTCCGGTCTTCTGGGGTACGAACCGCGTTGACCTGAGCGATGCGCTTGGCGCGCTCGGGGCTGTATTCCTGGTTCACGGTGAACTGGTCGCTGGAGGCCGGCTTGGGAGCATTGAAGCTGTCCCGGCCGACGTTCACCGCCCAGTATTCGAGACCGTCCTCATTCAGCCTCAGACCGGCAAAATTCCTGCCCCGGTCACCCTTCTGATAGATGAGCTGCGGCATGGCCTCGCTGATGCGGCGCTTGAACTTGTTCTGAGAGAACAGGAATTTGCCGTCGCCGTTTTCCTGATAGAACCAGCCGGCGAACGACCCGAACAGGTCTGCCACGGCGACCTTGCTTTCCGGATCGAGCACGACGCACTCCTTGATCCAGGTGCCGACCGGGTTGTTATTCTCCTGCATCTCAGTGACGGCGCGCTTCATGCACTCAGGTTCGGCGAAGCGCCCGCGCGCCGACAGCCGCTGCCAACCCTCGAGCGCCCACCAAAGGACGCCGGTCATTTCTTCGGCGATGATCTTGGCGGATATGCTGTGGAAGCCAGCGGGAGACGGCGCGCCTTCAGGGCGCACGTTCGTCATCGGCAGCACCAGCGACCGATTGTAGACTGCGTCTGACTGATCCTTGACCCGGGGCAAGTGGTTGGCCGTCAGCATCACAGGGAAGCCGAAGCGCGCCTGCACATCGGTGCGGTTCTTCCGACGCACGCCGATCTCTTCGCCGGTGACGATCTTCTTGTATCGCTCAGCGTCCAGGCTCTCGCCTTCGCCGATTGCGTCGTCAGCTACCCAGCCGCGGCGACCGAGGAAGCTCTGCAATCCGAAGTCGGTGCCGATGTCGCCGACGGAAGTCGCCGCAGTTTGACCGCGGCCCAAAAGCGCGCGCAGGATTTCCGAAAGCTGCGTCTTACCCGTCCGGCTGCCGCCATGAACGAGCATGCCCTTGCACAGGTCACGATGCTTGTTGGCGACGAGGCAAGCGCCGAGCCACTCCTGAACCGTCCCGATGATCGGGGGCACCTCGTCTGCCGGTTTGTCGGCGAAGGCTTCAGTGAGGAAGGCGAGGAACGTCGGGCATTCGCGCGCGCCTGTGAGGTTCGCGCCTACCTTGAACATCGCGCGATGATCCGGCGAATGCTGTCCTGTCTCTCCTGTTTTCGGATCGATCGTGCCGTCGCCCGCGATGATCAGGTCGTGCTCATCGAAATCGACGTTGCGGATGAGTAGGTCGGGGCGGTTCATGAAGAATGCTGTCGCCGCGTTGATGAGCGATGTTTTCGGGGGCAGGTTCAAGCTGCCGCACGCCTCTTGCATCATCACGCGCAGGATCTGATCGTGGCGCTCGTCCCACGCCTCCCAGACCCCGCCTTCGTAGGCATAGCTGGTGCCGCGGCTGTGGATGATCGGGCCGTGACGCTGCTGCCAGACGTCGAGCGCGGCCGAACCCAAGATGCTGATTTCATCCTGCCGCGGTGCGGCGGTCTTCTTCGCCTTCGGCTCGCGCTTGGCACGCTCCTGCTCGATGTCGTGCACCACCGCGATCGCCGTGTTGCCGCTCGACATGGGCTGCGTACGCGGCGTGCGATCGTCTTTGACGACGGCCTTGCTGCGCCCGCTCGACACCATCTTGCGGATCGCGGCTTCCTCGCGGCTCCAGTTCCACTTCTCGCCCGCCGGCGCAGCGGCTTCCGTTGCAGACAGCACGCGGGCAACAATCTCGTCGTCGTCATACCCGCGCGCAATCATCGACATGGAGACGCGCAGCTGCGTCTGGTGGATGGAGTTGTCCCCGCCAGCGCCGTGCGACATGGCTGCAAGCGCTGCGTCGATGTCGAGCGCGGGCTCGTAGCCGGCCGATCGAGCGTAAAATACGAAGGGGTCGCTCTCCTGCACCGGCCGCGCTTCCGCCGCCTTGGCGTGCAGGACGACGCGCTGTTCGCCGAGCCATTCGCTCAGGTCGTCCAGATCGTAGACCGTGCCGGTATCGCTCAGCACCTCGCATATGGCGGGGTCGCCGGCATTCAACGCCTTCGTGGCGGTCTTGGTATTGTGCGTGCCGGGAAGGCGCAGGATGCGCGCCACTTCGGCACAGGCCATGTCACCCGCGAGAACGCGGGCAAGGGTGCGCAGAGCGACTGTGACCTGATCGCGCACATGCGCGTCCTGCACATCGGCCGGTGTCTCGAGCACCCAATAGGCGTGTAGCCCGCCGCCTGATGCCACGACGATCGACGGCGGGTGCGGCAAATAGGCGAGCGCGGCCTGAGCCAGGTCGCCGATGATGCCCTGCTTGGCACAGTCGATGTCGACCCACAGGGCAGGGCACTCGCTGGCGGCTTCCTGATTGCCGAGGCGCTTGCCGACGCTGTCGCGCACGTCGCGCCGGGTGCAGACGCCGAAATATACGCCGGTGCCGTCCTGATCCTTGGACTGGCAGAACGCCTCGATGTCGGCTGCATCGCGCGTGAATTTGGAGGACGCAAAACCGCTGCGCTCATTCGGGCAGGCGCGCAGCTCCACATCCTGATCCGTGTCGCCGAAAAGGCGCTTCAGGAAGTCGGCGCTGGTCGTGTAGTCCTGATCTCGCACTGGCGGCGCCTACCTGCTGGTGTGGGGATGGAAGGGCCGGTGCGTCCAACACCGGCCCGACCTGTTGACTTGTTAGAAGCGGGTCTTGGCGCCGGTCTTCGCGGCCGGCGCTTCCTCGTCTTCATCAGCGGCAGGAGCCGCAGCGAGGGTGGAGTCATCGACCCATTCGGCGATCGTCAGCACAGGCACGTAGGTCTTGCCGTATGTCGGGTGCTTGTAGCTGTCGCGGCCGAGCTCGAGCACGGGCACCTTGTCGCCCTGCTGACGGTATTCCTTGCCGTACGCCTTGCAGAGGTTGCCGATCGCACCGATGCCGCCCTTGGACGATGCCGAGAACGTCATCTGCTCGCCGGTGTTCGGGTCCGCCAGCGGCAGTTCGTTGGTGAAGTTCCAAGGGTCCTTCGCCTTGCCCTGCTCATCGACTTCCCACGTGGTTTGGTCGGTGTAGCCGAGTGCGTCGCGTGCCTCCGCCTTGTAGCCCTGAGCGAGCAAGCCCATCCGGCGCTCTGCCGGCTTGCCGTCCGCCCAGCGGATCCAGCCGATCGACAGTTCGCCCATGTTCGCCGCCAGCTTGCGACCGAGCGCGATCTCGTCGTCATTCTGACCGAGCAACCACTCGCCCTTGGAGAACTTCAGGAAGTTGCCGCTGCCAGATGCCGCCTCCTGACCATAGGCCGCGAATGGATCGTAGCTGCCGGCCATAGCGACCGCGCCAGCCGTGTTCGTTTCCGTCATTGCATTCATGTTCCTGATCCTTGTCCTAGTTCAGTTCATGCCTGGGGTGATCCAGGCGTTCATCGAGACGGGCTTCCGTCCGTTCGATCTCGCGTTGGAGGCCGGCGAAATCGCCGTCGCCGTTCCAAAAGAAGTCGAGCTCGGTCCTGAACTGCACCAGTTCGGGCTCAAGGCTCGCGATGTACGGATGAAAGTCGGCAACAGCCGTCA